TTTCATTATACGTTGAATCCCTTGGCTCTCATGGCCATGTTTTGTCCTATTCTAGAAATGTATTTCTTCACTAGACTCCTCCTCGGGAGGCTCCAGTTCGCCTTCGTCGTCCCCAAACTCTTTATCCAAAATATCTTCAAGATCATCTGAATAAAGCGACGATTGATCCACAAAATTATCTAAAGTGGCCTGCAAAACTTCTTTGACCTGTCCCCTTGCATCTTCTTTTGTAAGCGGTCCATATTCGTCAGGCTTATCTTTGTAGTGGTCAATCACTCCGAAAGTTACATCTCGGAAGGCGTCGCGTAAGTCGTCAAGCGCAGGATCAAACCCTTTATGTGCCTCGTCGCTGGCATCAAAAGAACGTGGAGGCTCCTCCCCTATACGCTCTAACTCTTCTTTAATAATTTGTTGTAATCTCGATTGTTTTAGTTTCATGGCTTATCCTTCCTTAATACTATTAATTAGTAAGCAAAAAGAGTTTATTCCCGTTCTTCATAGAAAGATTCTGCTGAACCTGTACGGTCATCAAACTTCATAATAATCTCTTCGTCCATGATCTCTAAAACTCTTTGCCTAAACTTAGGATCTTCAAGTTTTTTCTTCCAACCAGAGCTTTGAAATTTATCAAATGTACCATCGTTATAAGTAAGAGCAAACCAGGCGCCACTATTATTTAAGTGTTGTGAACCCTTAATCGCGTCAAGCCAACTTTCTTCATCTTGTACTCCGATTTCATCTCCCCATAGGATCTTAAAATTACATTGTCTACCGGCTGTCCCGAATCGTGATTTTTCAAGTTTTACCTTGACCTCTGAACCGATTCGAAAGCCTTTATCATCTGTGATGAAAGAAGCCTTTGCTTTACGCCCTGTGAGCCACACACGCAACGAGTAGGCATAAACCATAGCTTTACCCCCAGGCGTCATATAAGGCGTTGTGAGGGCCTCTGAGGGGCGCCTGGTGATGTTTGTTTTAAGCTGGTTCAAAACAAGAAACGTCGATTGACTATTCGCAATTGGAACTGTCAGCTTTGACATGCCTTTTGCAAGAATTCTGGCCTTAACGGCCATCGACGAAAGAGGATTAAAATCTCCTTCAATATCTGAGATTGCTGGTGTCAACGCTAGTGAATCCCAGATAAAAAGCATCTTGTTTTCGTTTGACCCAAGAAGCTCTTCAATTGTCTCAAGCACAAATTCTACAGATGTTGCCTGTACATATAATAGATCATCAACATTACAGCCAGTTTTCTCTAAGAACCCCGGATCAATTGCGGACTCTGAATCAAAATAAACCACATCAATCCCCATATTCTGGGCATTAGCGGCTACCTGCGCTGCCATATATGATTTACCAGTTGACTCCAAACCCGCTATTTCAACAATTTTTCCAATTGGGATTCCTGCGCGCTGGCCTCGACAAATAATACTGTCAAGCCATCTCGACCCTGTAGGAATCCATTCTTTTACAATTGTTGGACTACCCTCATTTAAATTATGTGCCACGTTTAGTCCCGCTTTCTTGTTGATAAGTTTGCGCATATCTTCAATAGAAAGCTTGCCAGCAGCTTTTTTAGTTTTAGTCATTATAATATTTTCCTCCTATATTAAAAGTTGAGACATTTATAAACCCACGTCTTCCCTGTGGTTAAAAACTAATTTAATAGATTAGAAGTCTTATTTAGCTTAACAATTCTTTGCTTATGTTTAAGAGAACAACCATTAGGCACAGTAACCCTTCGATAATCCACAATTAGCCCATGAGCAATAGACTCTCCATGTTTATGGTGGACTCGGCCTCCCTTGGTTTTATAATCAGAGGCAGCATTATACTGGGTATGGATTGCCACATAGGTACTAAACCAAAGTTTAAAGTCCTTGTCAACGGCAGAGCCATCATTGAAAGACGGATGCAACTTGAATAGAAGTGTAGTACCCTCCAAAAGCTCACCCTGAATCTTTTCATCGTTGGACCACGCTCTATCTAAAAGCTCAGAAGCTAGTTTTACGTTAGCTAAACCATGTTTTACGCATCGGTTAAACGCTCCAACGGAGATGCGCTTTGAATTTGGGGCGCCCACAGTGCCAAATTCGTCAGGAGAACCATAAACGCTTAAGCCAGTATAAACAAGCTGATTTTTAATCTCTAGCGCTTTCTGGTCTTGTGCAAGTACTTGGTGCACAAAAACTTCATCTTTGTTTGCACTCTTGCGGTTTGACCAGTTAACTTCATAGAAAAGCTTGTGATATTCCTGTTCGTTTTTAACATCGATACGATAACAAGGCATCTTGGTACGATTTGGAAACACGACTCTGTACATTCCTCGGCGGTGATCACCATCTAGAAGATATTCGTCACCATTAGGAAACACAGCAATTGTGGGGGGAGTAAACTTTGACCAGTCAAAACCATTCTTAAGATATTTCTTAAGTTGACTGCTCTTTGTTTCACGATTAACCAGACTCAATATCTCCACCCCTACTTGGCCCGGTTGGCCCGGCCTTCCAAAAATATTGATGTCATTAACTTTTAGAGATTTTGTATCTCCAACTAAAAAATTACTCATAATTATTCCTCCTTATGAATAGCATCTAAGGTTTCGAGGCCAATTGGACTTATACTAGGCACCTTATCGCCTAAAAAAATGAGGCATCTGTAAACCCATGCCTCCCTGCGGTTTATAAATTAGCTGCCAAGAAGATCTGCGAAAGCTTTATCCACGGAAGTCCCACTAGTGGCTTCTTTCTCGGTGCCACCATCATATTTGGTGGTTTCGGTGGAATTCTCTTCGGGATCTCCATCTCCCAACAAAAATTCATCTAGCATTCCCTGAACTTCTGCAAAAGATTTTCGGCTAGCTGCAAACAATTCATCAAAGTCCGGTACAGACTCCAAAAATTCACGGCATCTCTCAGGCTCTTTACAAAGCGTTGAACTACGGCGGCGCGGCGTAATCTGAGTTACTGGAAAGGTTGCGCCAGCTGGCTTTCCATAACCAAGGACAAGATCAGTCCCCGCTTCAGCATCGGTAATGTCTCCATATTCCGGATTAAGCACAAGATTCAAGAGAGTTTCATAAACGGTTTTACCGAAACCCCAAACTCGAACCCCTTTATCTTCTTCTCCGCGCACAATAACTGGCGCAAAGAAACGCTGACGAGCAGAAAGCTTTTTCGCCATTCTCTTACTATCTTCTGTGCCTTCCTGCCAAAGCTGGCGCACAAAAGAATCCAACGGACAGTCTTCGCCAAAGTTTCGCTTTGGACTCAAGAAGCCGGGATTATCTCCAACATTATAATGGAACCAATAATCCTTGAACGGATCTCCATCTTCAGTAGGAACAATACGGATAGTTTGTTCCCCATCTTGCGGGCGCCAAAAACGATTGTTGCCCCCTTTACTTTCAAGAGCATTTTTGCGCTCTCTCATTTTCTTCATATCAATAGTCATTTTTTTCTCCTTTTAGTCAGCGTGATGACTCTCTCACGCTGCTGATTTTATTATAATACTATAAATTGATTTCTTTGTCAAGTCTAAAATTATCATTTTGTACCACAGAACTATTCAATAAGCCATAAATATAAGGTGTATCATAGCTTGTTGAATAAATCCCGTAGCTGACCTTTATTTTATCATACTGTTTCAAAATTTTAAGCTGTTCTGAGATATTTTTCATTAAAGTGCCATCAGTTTTTAACATTTCTTCAGGCACTCCATAATAATAACATTTATCTCTGGGGATGTCAAGATCAAAAAATAATTTTTCTTCCCCTCCTTCATATGAAACTAAACTGAAAGTTGATATCCTAGCAGAATCCAATGTCTCATCAAAAGTGTCAATTTCAGACTTAGAATGTTTAAAGACGTTAATCATATGCATGGTAGAAGATATTAATTCGTTCATTTGAGTGTGTATTTCTCGTAAGGGGACGTCCCCAATTATTTTAGACAACTCAACATTATCAACTAGATAAATTCTTTTAAAAAGCCCTGACCGTGCGTATTCTTGTAATACCCCAAAAATTACATTATTGTTTTTTACTTTTAGCGCAGGGAGCAAAGAACAATCTGGCCGAGCATACAAAACGCTTATATTACATTTGTGTCTTATCTGTTCCAATATTCGCAGGCTAGCGGCAGATATTTTTCCACAGCTAGTAATGAACAAGACATCCCCCTTCACATATCTAAAAAATTTTTTAAAGCTTGGACACTTCTTTTCGTATTCTTCTAAAGTTTTAAATTCCGGAAAATCAAAACAATCCTTTGAACTTTGTAACCCTTTATTGATTTTATATATTTTATATTGAGGGTACTTCGAAAAGCTAGCAGCAATATTACATCCAGCAGTTCCTAGACCGATGATCGTTTTCATGTTTTACTTTCCACCATTTCACCAAAATTTTTGCCATGGGAAACATTTACTTTAAAGTGGCCCAATTCAGTATCCGCAAATAATTCTTTTATTTCTTGAATTATGTTCTCGTCATCATGGTGTAAATCAATTACAAGAGAGTCATGCAAACAAAAAGCAATATTAGATTTTTTATCTTTTAAATATTCCCATACTTTAATCATTTGGCGTAAAAATAGGTCAGCAGCCGTTGACTGAATAATATAATTTAATGCATGGTGATCATCCGAATCAATTATTCTATTAAAAAAGGTTGTCACTTGGCCGTCGCTGTAGTACTTTTGTACCACAAAATCTCTATCATA